GGTGTCACAAAGGTCTTTATCAGTATTGATGCAGCAACTGAAGAAACTTACAACAAGCAAAGAAAAAATGGTCTATACAAAAAAGTGGTTGAGAATGTGAAGAGGCTTGTAGAAAAGCGAGACAAGTTGGGAATGGAGTTTCCAAAGGTAAGAGTTAGTTTTTTAAAAAATAAAATAAACGAACACGAAGCCAAACTGTTTGAAGAACAATGGATAGGCATTGTTGACGTTATAACCTTTCAAACAATGAACAAAGTGCCGGGCATAGTTACTGGGTTAACCTTGTTTGAAAACGAAAAACCCAAGCCTTGTAGCTTTCCAAACAAGCAATTAGTTGTAGATAGTTCTGGAGATATACTACCTTGTTGTAAATTATGGGGCAAAGAGCTTGCTATCGGTAATATCAAAGACATGACGCTGAAAGAAGCATGGAAAAGTGGAAAAATGGAACAACTTCGGAAAGCCCACGCTGACAACAATTGGGAAATGATTTCAGCTTGTCGTAACTGTTTGTACAATAATGAGTAAAATTTTACCCAAGTACCCAATATTTATACCAAGTCACAAAAGATCTGATGTTTGTTTGACTCCTAGATTATTTATGGAACATGGAGTTCCATTTAAACTTGTAGTCGATGAGACTGAGTATGAGAAGTATGAGAAGATATTTGGAACTGAAAGAATGCTACTTCTACCATTTCTCAATGATGGAACGTCAGCACCACCTCGTTCTTGGATTACTGATTATAGTCGTAAACAAGGAGATCATAGACATTGGCAGATAGATGACAATATAAGATGGTTTTGTCATTTTAATGGCAGAACCAGAATACAAATACAACCAAATCTAGGTTTGCGTCTGTGCGAAGAATTTTGTGACCAATGGACTAATGTTGGCATTTATGGTCCATATTATTCTTTTTTATCAAATGCAAGAATAACCCCTGTACCTTTCAGAAAAAATGTTCATGTCTACTCTTGTATGTGTATGCTGAACAGTTTGCCTTTTAATTGGAGAGGTCCTTGGAATGAGGATGTAGATTTGTGCTTACAAACTCTTGCCCATAAATACTGCACTATTGGTACTACTTTTATTACTCAAGAAAAAATGAAAACCATGTCTATGAAAGGAGGAAACAGTACTGCTTATCAAAACTTAGATATTAGGGCATTTGGTTCTAGGGCACTACAACGCAGATGGCCTGACGTTGTAGAGCTAAAAAATAAATATGGTAGACCTCACTTTCATATAAAAAACAATTGGCGTATGTTTAAAGACATACCATTAGTAAAAGACCCAGATTACAAACCAAAATCTTTTAACATACAATTACAAGAAAAGTAGTATGGCTAGATCTACCAAAAAAGAATTTGATGCAAGAGTCCGAAAAGTAGCAGGTCTTAAAGCACGAAATGCTAGTCGTTCTGAAATTGTGGCATATGGCACAAGGGAATGGGGGGTGAACAAAAGACAAGTTGATGTATATTTGGCAGAGGCAAATAAACTCATAGCAATTGATTGGGAGATTGACAGACGTCAATTTTCTGCAGAACTTTTATCACAATTAAGCACATTGGCTCAAGATGCTCGTAGAAATGGTCAACCTCATGTAGCTTTAGGTTGCATAAATACTATGGCAAAGATAAGTGGTGTAGTTAAATGAGCATACTAGATATGCAAGAAGGTGGAATACTTGAAAGTGTAAGTTCGTCTAATATCGACTGCGAAGAGATACTTAAACAAATAAAAAGCGACTTACATCCCGGCCAACTTGCTTTTGTAAATGATCAAGATACTGAAATTATAGGTTTATCAGCAGGTTATGGTGCAGGAAAAACTCGTAGTCTTTGTGCCAAAGCTGTACAGTTAGCTATGAGTAATCAAGGTTTTACAGGTGCAGTCATGGAACCAACTGCACCTCTTATTCGTGATATTTGGCAGAATGACTTTGAAACTTTTCTTGAGAATTATGGAATACCTTACACTTTGCGCCAATCCCCATTACCCGAGTACTCTTTGCATTTGCCAAATGGGGAGGCGAAGATCTTATGCAGGTCGTTTGAGAATTGGTCAAGAATTATCGGTCTAAACTTAGCATGGGTTCTTGCAGATGAGATTGATACTGTCTCGCCAAGCATTGCAGACCGTGCCTTTCCTCGTATTCTTGCAAGACTTCGTAGTGGTAATCAAAGGCAGTTTGGTGTAGCGTCTACACCTGAAGGATTTAGGTGGATGTGGAATACCTTTGGTAGTAATGAGGCTAAAACAAAAACTGATAGACGACTTATAAAAATGAGAACTTATGATAATCCCCATTTACCTGCTGATTTTATTACAAGACTTGAAGAGAACTATGAGTCTGGGTTACTTCAAGCATATTTGAATGGCGAGTTCTGTAACATAACAACAGGAGTAGTCTATAGTCGCTTCGAAAGATCTACTCATGTCATTGAAGAAAGGCCAAATATAGAAAACGAACCACTCAGAATTGGAATCGACTTTAATATCGGAAATACTAACGCTGTGATTGGGCTTGCTATAGGTGATTCAATGACCATCTTTGATGAAATTAATGCTAGTTATGACACTGACACGTTGGCAAAAGAGATTAAAAGCAGATATCCGTTTAACAAAATTTATATCTACCCTGACGCTTCAGGCGGTAATAGAAGCACAAATGCTACGAAAACCGACATCCAAATACTTGAAGGCTACGGATTTGTTAATCAATCCGCAGCTTCAAATCCACCGATAAGAGATAGAGTTAATTCTGTACAGCGATTATTTGAAGATGGTAGAGGTAACATTAGATTAAAAATTCATAGTTCTGCAAAAAAATTAATCGAGTGTCTTGAATTACAAAGTTATACTGAAAAAGGTGACCCTGACAAAGAAGCTGGTTATGACCATATGGTAGATGCACTTGGTTACATCTGTTGGAGGTTGTTTAATCCATTACATATGGGTGCTGGTCGCAGAACCGGTATTAGGCTTTATTAAAGAAAGCTACTAAACTGTAATTAATTAAGGAGTTTTAAAAGTGTACTCAGGTTATAACTACTACGACAGAGAAACAAACAGTCAAGGAAAAGAAATAAATGATCCTAATTCTATTTGGTTTCAGCAAGAACCTCATTGGATGCTAATAGAAGACTTGTTAGGTGGTACATATCAGATGAGAAAAAGACATAGAAGATATTTGCCACAAGAACCTAGAGAATTAGATGAAAGTTATGATAACAGACTTGCTCGTTCAGTTTGTCCACCGTTCTATCTACGTCTTGAAAGAATGCTTGCAGGTATGCTCACTAGAAAACCTGTCAGATTAAATGAAACTTCCGATCAGATTCGAGAACATTTATTTGATGTAGATCTACAAGGTAATGACTTAAACGTCTGGACTTACGAGACTACAAGAAAAATGGTTAGATATGGTCATGTTGGTGTTCTTGTTGATGCTCCAAAGTCTAATCAATCAGGTAGACCTTATTGGGTTACATATACCCCAAGAGATATATTGGGTTTTAGAACTGAAATGATTGACGGAGAAGTTAAATTTACTCAGTTGAGGTTGCAAGAAAAAGTTTCAGTTCCTGATGGGCTGTATGGTGAAAAAATAGTAGATCAAATAAGATTTCTGCAAAGAGGTTCATTTGAAATTTATCAGAAAGGAAAAAATAATAAATTTATAAAAATTGACGAGGGAACTACATCACTTTCAGAAATACCCTTTTCTGTGGCATATTCCAACAGGTTAAACTTACTTGAATCAAGACCACCAATGGCAGACATTGCTGAATTAAATTTAAAAGCGTATCAAATACAATCAGATCTAGATAATCAGTTGCATATATCGGCTGTACCTATGCTTGCCTTTTATGGGTTTCCGCAAAACTCCGAAGAGGTTTCTGCGGGACCCGGTGAAGCTATTGCTTTTCCCGCTGATGGCAGAGCCGAATATATCGAACCTGCAGGTCGTAGTTATGATGCACAGTTTAAAAGACTTGATAATTTATCAAATCAAATAAATGAGTTAGGACTTGCTGCGGTGTTAGGCCAAAAGTTATCGGCTGAAACTGCAGAAGCTAAAAGAATTGACAGGTCACAGGGCGACTCAACAATGATGGTTGTAGCACAACAAATGCAAGATATGATAGATAACTGTTTAGTTTTTCATGGCCAATATATTAATGCTGAGGCAGGTAGTTGTTTTGTAAACAGAGACTTCTTATCACAAAGACTTGAACCTCAAGAGATTCAAGCATTGCTTCAACTTTATACTGCAGGTTCAATTACACAAGAAACTTTATTAAAGCAATTACATGAGGGTGAGGTATTAGGTGATGAATTTGATGTAGAGGAAGAAATCGAATCAACACAAAGAGGCGAACTGGTCGAATCCAAAAAACCTGAGGAGCCTGAAGAGCCTGAAGAGAAACCTGACGAAGAAGAGACAGATGAAGAAGAATAAGCAATGTCAATACCAGAAAGTTTTTACAGGCAATCTATTGACTTAAATAGATACAGTAATCGTGTAGCAAGAGAAATAGTAACTAATTACAATAATGTAATTTTGGATTTGACTAATAAACTTGCAACCATTGATGAAGTTACTGCACCTGCAACTGTTGCTCGTATCAGATCAATGTTGGCGCAATTTAAAGAAAGTTTAGAAGGTTGGTCTGTTGAAAATACAAAGTATATGGCAGATCAAATGCAAGCATTGGCAGTATTTCAAACTGACTTTGTAGCAAATGAA